GAATAGTAGCTTCTGATTATCTGCAATAAGTTTTACATTCCCAGTCAAACTCCAATCTGTTCCATCGTGTTGTGCTTTGATTGCTCCAGTACCATTTGCAAGAATAATATTATTAGTCAAACCAGCACCAAGCCCAGTAACACTTGCACCTAAAATAGTATTACCTGAACCATAAGTTATACCTCTGCCTGTATTATAACCAACCCCTGTATTACTAGAACCATCTTCTAAATCATACAGTGAATTAACACCCATTGCGTTATTGTTACTTCCAGTCGTATTGGAACTCAGTGAACCATAACCCATTGCGTTGTTGTTATACCCGGTCGTATTGGAACGCAGTGAATAAAAACCCATTGCGTTATTGTTATACCCAGTCGTATTGGAATACAGTGACTGATAACCCATTGCGTTATTGTTAGACCCAGTCGTATTGTAACGCAGTGAATAAACACCCATTGCGTTGTTGTTAGACCCAGTAGTATTGTAACTCAGTGAACCATAACCCATTGCGTTGTTGTTATACCCAGTCGTATTGGAATACAGTGAATAAACACCCATTGCGTTGTTGTTATACCCAGTCGTATTGGAACGCAGTGAGGCAACACCCATTGCGTTGTTGTAATACCCAGTCGTATTGTAACGCAGTGAAGAAGCACCCATTGCGTTGTTGTTAGTCCCAGTCGTATTGGCATACAGTGAAGCATAACCCATTGCGTTATTATTACTTCCAGTCGTATTGGTATACAGTGAATAAGCACCCATTGCGTTGTTGTAATACCCAGTCGTATTGTAACGCAGTGAATAAACACCCATTGCGTTGTTGTTATACCCAGTTGTATTGTAATACAGTGAATAAACACCCATTGCGTTGTTGTAAGCCCCAGTCGTATTGGAAAGCAGTGACTGATAACCCATTGCGGTATTGTAACTTCCATGACTTGATGTCGTTGCAGTTGAACCCATTGTAAAATTACCAGCATCCACTCCAACAAAAGTATTTTGTCCTACCGGAGTTATTCCGTCAGCATTCAATCCATAACTAAAATCATGAATAAAAGGAATTGTGCCTTTATAAATAATTCCATATTGCTCTGCAAAAGTTGTACTTGGAACTCTAATATTTCCATTACCACCAACTGTTAAATCTCCACTAAAATCTCCATCAGCAGCACTAAAATCATTATCGCCTAAATCCCAATCTCCAGTAGCTGTTGAGCTTCCATCTGATTTCCAGTAAGGTGTTAAATCAGGGTTAGGTAAAGTAACATACTCGTGTTTTCCATCAGCTCTTACCTGTAATATTTTGCTTGTTGCTTTGTCTGTTTTATCAACATCGCTTAAATCTTGAAGTTTTAATAAAGATAAATCCTCTACACTTACTTTATCTAAATTACCAGTAAAAGGATTAAAAGAATAAGCCATTAAGACCTCACAACTCCAACTAACTTATCATCTCCATTATAAGAAAGAGTTAAGATTGCCAAAGTAGAAGAATCTTTTTTATAAGTAACAGTTTCAATCTCTCCAATACCATCTCCTGAAGTAACATAAGTTAGCATTATTTCGTCATAACCTTCTGGAACTAATCCACCAAAGTTCATAACTGGAAGAGGATTATCATTAGTTATTTCAGAGCCATCAGAAAGTACAGAAGTTACTCGATGAGCTTTTGCTGGCCATTGAATAGTGTCTTGCTTAACACCATTAAGTTCATTCAGATGTGGTTGTCGATTCGTGACCATTTAGAAACCTCTCAAAGCTTTTCTTAAACTTCTCTTCCTTTTTAGGAGGAGCATTAGGATTAGGATTACCAAAGTTGTTCATAGTTATATCAGCAGGGTCAAAAGGTCTTCTTAGAGGTTCGTCTCCCCACTCTACACTTTCTTTTCCTTGCAGCTTTCTATATTCATTAACAGTAATTATTCCAAGTTCCAGTTCTTTTATTTGTTGTTCAAATTCTGTCTTTTTCCTTTCTTGGTCTTTCGGACAATATTCAAACTTTACTTTAGGATTTGCATCTTGTAATATTTCAGGAATAAGTCTGTTGTTTATAGAAGTTTCAAGCATTTTATAATATGGACTCAAAGCATTTCTAACAGTAACTCTTTCCTGGCTATCACCAGTTGCTCTATTAGAGTTCTCAGTAAATCCAGCTTCTTCAGGACTTACTCCAAATGCACCGAATACAATCTTAAAGTACCATTGCTGTCCATTCAACCATTCAAGGTCTCGATTTGAATCATTTAATTTATGCAAGTTTTCAATTGCCCAGTTAATGAAACCAACTTGATGTGGTTTTCCTTGATAGTTCTCGTTCCAAACTCTTTTTAATTTTTTAAGTTTTTCAGTTGGTAGTTTAGGAAGAGAAACCATAATGTCTGGCACTGCATTATTAGTATAAAGGTCTTTGTTGTATCTTGTTCCTTGAATAAGAAGTTCTACAACTTGTTGAATAGATTGTACAGGAGAGAAACCATAAATTGAATATGGTCTTTTATTCATTATCATATAATGAATTTCATCCTTTTCAAATCTAGTAGGATTTTGTCTTGGATGTTTGAAAGAATATTGCCAGTAGTTTAAAAGATTTTTATAAAGGTCAATTTGTTTAAGCATGGTTGAACCATCAACAGATTTAACTTGAGTAATAGTTCTTTGTCCTAATGGTTTCAATATAAGACCAGTTTCTGTAGATTGGATTCTTCCCCAACCATCATAGATAGGAATTTCACCAACAACATAAGAATCAGAAGAATAAACAAAGTTCCAGACACCAGCATCAATTTCGCCAACGTCTGATATTACTTCAGAGCAAACATCATCGATCGATTGGTTGTCTTCATTAAGATTATGCATAAAGTCTTTGATTATTTTAGTTTCTTCAACATAATCAGTTTCATCTTCAGGGTCTACATTAGTTATTTTCCATTCAGTAGTATAAATTTGCTTTTTGAAAGTAGTAAGAACCATTTGCACCCAAGGACTTTGTGCTAAGTTTCTTATCTTCCTAGTATCAACTTGTCTTGGCTGTCCAAGTCTAGCTGAAAAGAACCAATTTGGAAACACAGCTTGTTTATCAGAGGAATCAGCATGGCTTCCCCAAGGCAAAGAAGTGATTGAAGTTTCATCGGAAGTTTGCAAAGTATTAATCCCTTTTCCAAAGGTTAGACTCTTCACATTATGTAAAATTCTTTTAATCCCAGACATCTTATTATTTTAACTCTCGTTTAATATATTTAAATACTACTTGGAAAACAAAAAATTAATCCAAAAATGGATTAGAAAAGATAGGTTTCATAAATAAATGTTCCCTTATTATATCACCAGAGACTTTCTTTGCAATCTTCTCATCAGTTGCTAATAACCTTTGATAATTGACATAATTCATATTTGCCTTTTGCCCTTCAGTATAAGCACTTGGGTCTTTTGCAATTGTTTTCTCTGTATCAATCTCAGCTTGTTTCTTGCACTTAGAAGAGCATTTAGCAATTTGAGAGACAAGATGTTCCATCATTATTTCCCTACACTTTGGTTCAAACTCTTCAAGTCTCTTTAGATGTTCATGTCCTTCCTTGATATCTCTTTTAAGCTTAGCAATGTTAGATTCCAGTTTAACTAAACTTTCTTCCATTTGTCCAATATTGTTATACGATTGTTCTAAAGATTCAATTACTTCTTTCGGAGTAAACTTTTGAGGAGTAACTTCAACAATTTGTTTAAGTTGTTCTCCATCCCATTCAAACTTTATCTTATCTGCCATCTTAAATTGCACCCATCATTAATATTAATAATAAAGTCAACAGCCAAAATATGTTTCCAATAACTCCCAAAATTCCTATAACAAGACCAGCAGTTGCTAACCCAGTTTTATATCTTTTTTGTTGTATTACACAAAATACTATTGCAGAAATACTAAACAATATTGCAATATATGGAGCAACAAATCCAAAGAATCCTATCAAGGATGTAACCAGACTAGCAATTCCAAAACCAACAGATTTATTTTCTTTTTTCATCTTTTTTCTCCTCAACTTCTTTAATTGGATTTTGTAGCACATTAACAATCTTGTTAAAGGCATTAACTTCATTTCCTTGTAGTTGAACTCTTCCTAAGAAATTACTCAGGATATCAATTGTTTGTTTATCTAATTCATATTTCATTTTAATTTACCAACTCAAATTGCACTACTTCTCTTGATATTGTCTTACCAGTTTTAATCTTTTCAGTAACTTCGTAAGCAACTCTATATTCTGCAGAAGTAATCCTATTAATCTTATCACCATTCTCTTTGGTAATAACAGTAGTTTGTTCGTGCATCTTTTTGTTATTTTCTTTATCAACTTCAAATACAGAGAAAGTAATTTCAGCTTCATCTGCATTCATTTTTCTTCCAGTAAGTTTAGTGATATGCATCCTAGGAGGAGTAGTTTTCCAATGTCCTCTTATCTTCAAGTGTCTTGCTGCACCCATTTTCCTAAGAGATTCAAGTCTTTCTCTAAGTCTTGATTCAACTGGCATCATCACTTCTAATGTTGCAAGATCTTCAATCTTAGCTAAAGCATCATCTATCATTTTCTTGAATGACACTACTTTTGTTCCTTCACTCTTAAGAGCTTCTGGGATGTTCTCTGTTGTCTGTCTATTATCAGACTTTACGCTTTCTATTTTATTTTCCATTTTTAATCTCTGGTTTGATTCTATAAGCTTTTCCAAACTTAGAAGAGAACTTGCTCTTCCAAGTCATTTCATATTCAACTTCTTCTCTTTTCGCCAATGCTCTAAGATTGTGGCAAACACTACTTTTAGTAGTTCCAAGTATTATCATTAAATCTTCTTTTGTTAAATAATCAGGATAATGTTTTTCTAATTCAAATGCAACACTTTCTTGACTCATTTGACAATAATTTCCTCCTTTACATCTTTGAGTAATTTCTCTTCTTCTTTTTCTTTTTTATCTTTTTCATATAGTTTTTTCATCATTACCACTCCACACATATATCAAAGTTTTCAACTTCTCCTAGTCCAAAGTAACATCGCATCATCATTGAATCTGCGAAGTCGGGTGAACGTCCTATCATCTCCTTCATCTCATCCTTTCCGATAATTGCAAGAGTAGTCTCATTCTTCTCTACGTCTTTTCTCTTCACACATTCAAGCTCTTCTATTATGCCATTCTTAATATCCACTGGAAGATCTTTTGATATTCCGATCTTTCCTTCATTGATAACTTCTGCCAATTTGTAATAGCATTGAGATCGTAGATTCCTATAGTTATACATTTTAGTGTCTTGAGTATCTTCATAGAACTCTTCCACTGCTGTTGAGTTGTTCACAAATCCAGTACATCCTCTCAGATGATCTACAACACCTCCACCGACTCCGTCTTCATCTATTACTACATTATTCCATTCAATATGATATTGATTCACCTTTGAAGTAATCTTATCTTCTAGGAAGTCTGCGGAGGACTTATCATAAAACCAGATCTTTCTAATGAACCATCCTTGCCATAACATTATAACTGCTTTATCTCTACCAAATCTTGCAACGTCCACAGACAAATAGAAATCTCCTCCCATTGATTCGACATCATATTCTCTCCCGAACATGTCTAGTATGTTTTCATATTTTATTAAGATTGCATCATCATTCTCATACTCCCAATTACCAAGCATAAGTCTTTCTCGTAGTACTGGATCTTTTATCGATCGTAGGTTCTCTCCATACTCTGAAGCAGTGAATGGATTGTCTTGGTATAGAGATTGGATGAATACCCATTCAGGAGGTAGACAATGTTCTTTCCATGGCTTATAAGCTTGATGATATACCCAATTCTTCTTTGGGTTACAAGTAAGAAACATCATGGACTTAAAGCCGTCTTGGACCATCTTAGGAGTCTGATGTCTTCCAATCCTTGATTTCAAGACATCAAAGGCTTTCTCTTTAATCTCACCAACTTCCTCTAACCACCCACTTGAGTATTCAGTTGAACCAAACCTTTCATATAAAGGATCACGCGGTTGGTAAGACACATCAAGTAAATCAATCCTGCTGCCGTTTGTAAATTGAATAAAGTTATATTGAGAGTTAAGTTTCCACATTGTTTTAGGTATACCATGATGAGTTGTTACTTTTAGAAATGTAATAAAGGTTGAAGCCATTAGTCTTTTTAATTCGTTCCGCCCAATAAACATCTTGGCTCCCGGATACATTAAACACATGAGAATAACCCACTCACATCCAAGCCATGAATTATGAGTTACAATGAAATTATTTGTTATATAAAGACCGTTGGGATGAGACACAGTTATACATCTTCCTTCGAATGTATCGCCACCAATTATTTCAATGGATTTAACTCTTTTACATATTGTTTTATTACCTTTAGACCTAGATAATTTCCTCTCAAGCCTAAAAAACTTTTGAGAATTTCTATAACTTATATACAGCTCATAACAATCGTTACATCTAATAAAAACACCATCCTTTTTATACCCACCCTTCTTTTTAGTTATAGATACAACACCTCCGAGACTTCTTATAACAAATGCCGTATCTTCTGCTAATTCAGAAGAAATTGTTGTATAGTACATCTTTCCATCTTTAGAGATATATCCGTCAG